CCGCACTACTCTTATTTTTGGCACTCATAAATTTACTAGGACGGGAACCTTTACCCTTTCTAGCTAAAAGCGGTTTCATAACACGTTTAAACAATTCCAAAGCTTTCGGCAAAAGCATTAAATCTAAAAACCATGAAACAACCTCATCAATGCGTTCTAAATCCTCTTTAGTATAATGTTCAGTAACTAAATTGGCAAGAACTTCTTTCTTTCTCAATGGACCAGATTGAGGTTCTAATTCAACATCACGAACTGTATCTCGCATCCACTGATAACTCAAAGTTCCATTTCGCACATTCTGCATGAGCTGATACAAATGTGACTTAATCCAAATCATTCCTTTAGAATTAAATTGAACTTCTGTCAATAACTTTCTATCATCTTTAGGAAAAGCTTTCTTAAAGATATAAATAAAATCGAGGTAATCTTTAGCCAAAACTAAGTCATTCCAATCTAATTGACCATTATTACCCTCTCGATAATCTTGTTCATCTAATTCTTGCTCAAGCTGTTCTATTGTAGCAGCTTGGCTATAAATACCCAAAACACCATTATCTTCCGGATCCCCATAAAGAAAATCCGAATCAGACCTTTCTCGCTTAGGTTCAACGACAACGTCTACATTCTCAACTTTTCTAATCCCTAATGGGACTTCAATAGTTTTAACAACATTCATTTTACAAAACATTTCACCATCTCGTACTTCATACACCAAATCCATCGTATCATCGCGCCCTAATGGGCGCCACAACTCTTTAAAAGATTCCATTTAAAACATCTTCTCAACATCATTATAAATAATATAAATAAATCACGCAAAAATTTCGCACCAATGTGCAAGGATATATAAATATGGGTCATTCAATATCATTTGTCGGATACACAATACCTGTGCAATGGCGGGCTAAATGATTACCACCACAAGTGTAACAACTCAAAATAGCCATACTAGGTGGACGTGATGACATAATAGCATTATATGCTACAACAGCATCAGCCATGTGATTTCTAACTTCATGGACTGCACCACCAACTATATAGTTTCCGTTGGCATCTGGGTACATTAGCTCAGGTAAACTATCACTATCATAAAAATCATCGTGATATGGCGGTAAATTGTGTCTTTCTAAATCAAAAACTACATCTAGACAAGAACCACTCAAATGCATCCAAATCCATTCATTATCAAATTGTAACAAATGGCGATAGTAATTTGGCTCAAATAAAACACCAAGATAATAATGACTCTCATTGTAAACATAGTCATTATCGTCACGACGATTATCTCTAAACTGGCGAACTCGCGTACGAGCACGTTCAATCATGCGAATCTGTAACGGATCAGTTACAAGAGCACCAAATCTATCAAAGATACATTGTACACCTACAACAGGACGTAGTTCGGCAGCAACACACAGTGCATGCATACGCAAATACAATTGAGAAACGGCAATTTCATCAAAATTCCATCCAACAAAGTATTCTAATTCACGAAAAAGTCGATCGTAGGTCGACTCATTCACAAATAATAAATCACTCAATGAATGATAAGCATGGTTCTGACAACCATCTTCTTCAGCATATTGGACCATAGATGGATCAGCTAATCCATTCATCCAAACATCATCATCATTACTCACATTTATCCCTAATGGGATATCACATAAAGTATCAATTTCCATTTTTCTTTAACAACGCCAATAAATAAAAGCAATATCAAACAAAACAATAGATGCGAAAATAATAATTATACCTAATGGTATAAGAATAAGAGCAACATCTATCATGAACTGCAATTTAATAAATAAATATACAACTTACTCATAATAAGTTGATAAAAACAAAGAAGACATAAAGTATTAAAGAAAACAAAATGATTTAAAACAAAATTAGGATGCGCAAATTGAGCGC